GAGACGCTCTCCTTGAGATGCGTTTCTATATGGTAGGTTCGGGTATTCCGCACCTCCAGGGCAAATAGCCTATCTCGTAGCAGATCTATAGCGGTTTAATTCTTTCTCCTTATAAATTAGGTGTTTATACAATGTACAATCTACATAGCAAGAAGCCAGTTCAGCCGATCTTTGGTGAAATTCTTCCAAATACTCGAGCTGATTTATGTCGTTCTTTCACAGTTCCTTTTAGTAAGAGGGCTGATTTACGTGTTACAAAGAAAATTGCATCTGAAATTATTCGGTCCTTAGTGGACCATGATAACTCTTTTGCATTTGCACTTGATCTCAAATTAGAGTATAGTGCAATAATTTCTTTCGTAGATCAACACCTAGACTATAATCTTTTTGATTCATACTCTTTATCTTGCTTACGAGCTCTAAAAGCCCTCTATTCCCACGATATATCTGTGGACTTAGGGATTGATAGAGAACGTGTTGCAATTGACAAGTTTTATGAGTCGGAACTGAAGTGTAAGGCAATTAACGAAAAGATCAGGAGAATAATTGATCGGGGCTTTGAATCCCCCGACGAGTCAACGTATTTTACGTTGGTATCTCGTGAAATTTCAATTATTCTTGGGCCTTGTCCGCAATTGTCTGACTTAAACCTGAAATATGGTTCGGGAGCCAATACGACAATTAAAAAGAACGTAACTGCCTCAGCAAAATTAGGGGCAGTCCCAGTATGTAGCAGCAATGCCATTAACTCTATACCAGAGTTATATTCACTCATACCACTCTATGCATTCCATCATGATGGAGCATTTAGAGTGGGTACCGGTGAGCTTGCTTGCGTACCTAAGAATGCAGGTACAGACCGTGTCATAATGATTGAGCCTTCGTTAAATACGTTGGTTCAATTAGGCATTGGTTCTTACCTGAAGGAACGATTGTTAACATTTAATGTTGACTTACGTGATCAGTCCATCAATCAAAGACGTGCTAGAATTAGCAGTCTTGATGGACGTAACGCAACTATCGACCTTCAAGCAGCAAGCGATACTATTGCCTTATATTTAGTGTTACAACTCTTTCCAGATGACTGGTTTGAGCTACTAAATAATTGGCGTACTAGAACGGTATCTATCAAAAGAGACCGCGTTCACCACGAACTAGAGAAATTTAGTTCGATGGGTAACGGATACACTTTCGAATTAGAGAGTGTTATTTTCTATGCAACCTCTTTGGTTGCATGTCGCTTAAGTAATTCTCCTATTGATGTCTCCATTTATGGAGATGATATAATTTTACCTGTCAAAGCATACGACAAATTAGTCGATATGTTCGGTCACTTTGGGTTCGTTATCAACGAATCAAAAAGTTTCCATACAGGAAAATTCCGTGAATCTTGCGGAGAGGATTATGTCTCAGGTATCAACATTAGACCTTTCTACAAGCGCGATGCATGGACCAAGCAATCAATCGTTCGGTTTCATAATTTTTATGAATCACATAAGTATTTTGAGTACCAAGGTCAGTTTTATGACTGTAATACTCGTAATATCGTGTGGCAACCGAGTTATGAATTGCTTAAGTTTATGCGTTCGTTTGTCCCTTTCATCACTCAGCATACACCAGGATATGGCGATGGTTAT